TGAATTCCTGTTCGATGCATAAGCCTCAGGACGGGATCGAGGTTCGCTTCGTAAACGTGATACTTTCGGAAATCACGATTGTACGCAAACACCGAATTAACTTTCCGACGATCCGCGAGGGTCTTGAAGTTGAGGCGCATGTACGCGAACATCTCATTATTTTGGAAACCCCATACATCTTTCTTCTGGGTGACACTGTACCCAGTCACATGATCTGGACGAAGTTTGTTCAGGTCATCGTAAAGGAGACGAACGTCACGATCCGTCGAACCCCTGGGTAACTTTACAAAAAAATAGGGTTCGAAAACAGTCGTCACACATACAGATTTACCATCCTCCGTTTTTCCCAAAATACTGATCATGTGTTCGTCATCAACATCTCGAGCCTCCCATGTCAAAGCCTGGAAAACCACCATATGTTTATAATGAGCCAAAATTTTAATATCATTTACTAATAAATGTCTGCCGCTTTAATTGAGCTCGTGTCGGTGGGTGCCCAGGATGTCTACATCACGGGTGATCCCCAGGTCAGTTTCTTCCGCCAGAACTATAAGCGCCATACCAACTTCGCCATGAAGCCCGAGCGTATGGATTACATCGGTACCTTCGGTGCGAACAACGAGGTTTCCATTCCTATTCGCTCCAAGGGTGATCTCATGAGCTACATCTGGATCGAGTCTAACGGTATCGCGGGGGTTCAAGAGAATGCTACGGGTCTATTCTCCAACGCCGCTGCCAGCCCCACCGAATTTTCGCTGTGGATCGGTGGTCAGAAGGTGTCGCAACTCGACTCCCTCTTCATTCAGGGTGTCCACAACCCCCTCATGCGTGATACTACCGCGAAGGCGTCGATGGCTGTCACGACCAACGCCCGGAAGGAAAACAACACCGGTAACCACTACATGATTCCCTTCTTCTTCGGTGAAGACTGGACCAAGGTGCTCCCTCTCGTGGCGCTCCAGTATCACGATGTCGAGATTCGTGTGAAGTGTCGCGATGGTTACATTCCCACCGATACTCCCAAGGTGTATGGTAACTACGTCTACCTGGATACGGAAGAGCGTAAGTTTTTCACCGACAATGAACACGAACTTCTCATTACCCAAACGCAGTACCAATTGGCCTCCAACACGGACACTGATATTGACTTGAGCTACTTCAACCACCCCGTGAAGTCTCTCCACGTTGTTTCTGGTGAAGCTTCGGGTAGCAACTGGTCGGATGAGTACAACTTTGCGACATCTTCTCTTTACATCAATGGTGTAGCTCTTTTTGAGAACACATCCAACACCTACCACCACGACGTCGTGGCTGAAATGCACTGTACTGATCTCCCCGACAACATTCTTGACGATCTTCCCACATTCTCGTGGCCTTTCTGTCTCACCATGAGCAAGATGCAACCCACGGGTACTCTTAACTTCTCTCGTATCGATAACGCGAAGCTTGTGCTCAACAGTCCCACTGGTGGTAACCAGCTTCATCGTATTTATGCGGTCAACTATAACATTCTTCGTATCAAGAATGGTATGGCTGGTGTCGCTTTTGGTAATTAATTCCAGTTGTCAATCAAAGTTTTCGTCTTTTCATACATCTTCTTTCCATAGAAGGTCTTATTCTTCTCTCCCTCCCAAATTGTGAGTCGGTCCTCAAGGAACTCCTTGAACTTCTCTGAGTCACAGTTAGACTTGTACTGAACCTTTTCACCCTTAAGTGCCTCACGCATCGCCTCTATACGACCATCCATTGAACGCTTAGCAAACTCATCAGGAGTGAGACGAGTGGACACATCAGCTGTTTTCTTGTTCATTTATACTATGGACGACCCTATCCTTTATTACTGTAAATCATGTCAAAGAACGTATGATGGACACGCCCAGTGTTGTTTTGAGATGGATCATGTCAAAGTTAAAATCCCCACAAATACTAAATGATACCACTCATCATAGCTGGCGCCCTCACTGGAGCTCTCGCATACACTTTCATGGGTCAAAATCTCGTGTCATCCTCTGAGGCCAAGCGGCTCATCAAGGAGGGTAAGATAAAGAAGGTCATCGACGTTCGTACGATCACCGAGTATCGTGCAGGACACTACCCCAAGGCACTCCACATTCCTGTTAATAAGATGGACGAAAAGACCACTACGGAACTCCCTAAGAAGGGTTTACTCGTCTACTGCAATACTGGACAACGGGCCAGATTTGCGGCAGAGAAATTGGAGGAACTTGGATTCGAGGATGTTTACTACATCGCGGGTCACTACTCGAGTCTACTTTAACTTCACACCCAGAACCCTTCTCAACTTCTGAAGGATACCAGGGTCTGGGATGGCTCGACCCGATTCATACGAACCTATGATACCCACATTCACCCCAACTGCGATTGCTAAATCTTTTTGTGTTTTGAAACCTTTAGCAATACGCCCCTGTTGAATCATCTTCGCCATGGAGAGTGGTACCTTCTTGTGTGTACCAAGCTCCTCATCCTCCAACTTTTGCTCCTTCGTGCGCTCATACTGTTTAGGTGGGGGTCTCTGGTTAGCAGGGGCAGCTTTCCCGTGGATGATAACTGGATTCCAGTCCTGGTGATTCATCTACCTATATAAGTCGCTTCGTTTTTAAGATTCTTTCCAAACGTTCTTTTTCCTTTCTCACGAAGATTGTCAATTGTTCAACTTCACCTTCGAGTGTCACCCGCCCATGTTGTTTCAGAGAAGATACGTTTTCAACACGCACCAAGTCTACCCAAGACATCTTTGAGTCGGGTGTCTTACTATGGTGTATGGCCAGTACGGCTGCATCTCTCTTGACATCCTTTGGAAGTCGTTCACCTTCATAACATACGACAACGTGCGCACCCGAGTACCCACTCGCGTGCATCCACCAGTGTTCAGGATTACTCATATTTGTGAGATGATCATTTTCTTTTGCGTCCTGTCCGACTCGAATGGGTATATTACCTGATGCGATGTATTCGTACATTCTATTTTCACACGTATAAGTAATATGCACGTCGTTCTTAAGCCAAGCCCATCTGTGACACATAAGTATCGTGTCATTCTCCCAAGTAAAAGAGCTGTTGATTTCGGTCAGAAAGGGGTTCAATATTACCCCGATCACGGAGACGCTCGTCTCATGCGTGCACATCTTATTAGAAAAGGGGCTGTCATTCCTAAGAAGTTGCGGATAGAAACAAACCACCACGAAATTCATCGGGGTATGTTGGCTGTAGAAGAAAGTGAAAAGGAAGACTGGGAAGATTATTTCAGAGCGGATTTCTGGGAACGATGGATGCTCCTCTCCTACCCCGATGTCAACAAAGCCAAACTTTTCATGACGATGACCAAAGGTGTCCTTTTCATGCCTCAACCAGAAGACCTTTGGTTCTCTAATTGCCGGTAGAACCGAAACCACCCGAACCCCTCTCAGTATCCTCAACGATACTAATCTCCTCGATGAGGGGTGTCTCACACTTCTCGAGAACAAGTTGTGCGATGCGGTCTCCCTTCTTTACCTCAAAGTCCTTTTCTCCATGATTGAAGAGAACGACTTTGACCTCCCCCGTATAATCCGGGTCAATGACCCCAGCCCCGACCTGGATACCGTGCTTGACCGCGAGTCCCGAACGAGGTGCGACCCGCCCATATACACCGTTGGGGAGTACCACGGCGATTCCCGTAGAGACGAGCATCCTCTCCGATGTCGGAATAACACAATCACAATTGCTATACAGGTCGTAACCCACAGCACCAATGGAGCCACGAGTAGGAAGAAGAGCATCAAAGGAAAGTTTCTTAATTCCGAGAGTCATTATAGTTTAGGTTCGTCCATAATCTTTATGTTATATGATGAACCTCTAGGCGAATCCCCCCTCTTTATCCTCTCTCTATATACAAGTTTCATTATAAATGTTGAAATGCAAGTCAACATTTATAATAAGAACATATTAATTTTGCACTCAAAGGGTTTCGAACCCTTGACCTCAAGCTTACTAAGCTTGCGCTCTACCACTGAGCTATGAGTGCGGGATGCCGAGAGCGGGGTTCGAACCCGCGCGTGCGTAGCACAGACGATCTTAAGTCGTCCTCTTTAGACCACTCGGACATCTCAGCCCGAGTAGTTTAGTCTTCAAATCTTTAAGCATTTTGGTGGTGGTTCGAAGGCTGTCTGTTCCTTCAGTTCCTTACGTTGCTTCATCTTCTTGATATCTGCACCTTGACAATCGTGTTTCGTCAGATTGATACAACTCGGACAAAAGCTGCCTTCACAATAGTTACAATCGATGGGGACACCACACTTCTTCCT